GGGAGGGCGAACACGGCGCTGAACGTTTCCCCATCCGGCCGCATGGGCAGCGCCCGCGCCGTTACCTCCCCGTCAATCTGCACCATCCTGTCAGCTTCCAACTCAGTCATCATTACACACCCTTTGGCTCCCCAGCTAAAGGTTGATAATTTCCACCTGCCTACTCGCTCTTCTGCAATGTCGGCGGGCTGCCCGGCGTGAGCGTCAACGTCACTGCCTGCCCACCGTCGCGCAAGGCGGCGTTGTTCAGCATGGCGATGTAGTACGCCGCCTGCACCTGCCACGGAGCCAGCCGCGCATCACGCGCCTTCCGGATCGCCGCCTGCTCACGCCTCAAAAGCTCATCTTCCCTCGTCGCCATAAGTCGATCTCACCTCGAATCGGTTGTGTCGTTTATGCACCACACGCGGTCGGTCTGCCTGACCTTCACCGCCGCGCACACCGGCTAACATGCCCTCTGTTACGTCGCACCCCGCACGGCCGTGCTCCTTCTGGACCAGAGCGAACAACAGCGCCAGAACCATGAAAAAGAGTTGGTTGCCAATCAGGAACAGCACAACGATGTCCATCACAATCTCGCTCACGTCCACCTACGCCACCACATACAGATCGCACTCGCAGTTCCAGCCGCCGCATTCCAGCCCATGCCCGCGCGGCAGGCGTTCAGCATCCCACGTCGCCCGCCAGACGCTGGCCTTCATCGTCGTGCCCTCAAAGGCGAGACAGTCGTTGCACGGCTCTTCGGTAGCGCCGCGCCTCCACATCAGTTCCGGGTCATCCCGTCGCCACGTCCGGCCGAGCACGATCACCGCCGCCGCCGCGCCGACCCAGAGCGCCGTGCGCGCCGTCAGGCTGGCCGGTTGGCCCTCGTCTTCCTCGTCCCGATGCACCCCGCCATAACGACCGGCATAGATGTCCTCACCGAGATTGGCAGCGCTCTCTTCGGCCTTTTGAATGTGCGTGTACACCGACGCGAATTCCTCGTCGGTTAACTCGTCGTCACCGAGCAGCATACCGAGCACGTAGGCAGCGACGAGACTGTCGCGGCTCAGGGCCTTCAGGTCGATGACAAACTGCTCCTTGTCGATCTGCCCTTGCCGCGCCTTGTCCGCTAATGCGTACAACTCATCGCCATACTGCTTAAGCCGCTGCTGTTCCGCCTGCCGCATCTTCGCGTCTTGCGGCCGAACGAGCTGCCACTTGGAAGCGGACGGAGTAGTTTGGACGGCCGTACTACCGCCCTCCCGCGCTCCCCCCTGTGCCAATTCCAGCCGCGCAAAGCCTTCGCTCAGAATCTTGGCAACGTCCGCTTCTGTCTGCGCGTCGGATAGAGCAGCCAGAGGCGACATGCCGGAAAGACCGGATGCGGCGCGCAGTTGGAAGTAGATCATGTCGCCCAGGTCGGGTTCCGGGAAGTCGCGCAACCCGACCGCCGCGCGGAACTCGTTCAAGGTCATGCCACCGGCGGTGAAGTTGTTGCGCGCGCGATCATTGGCGGCGTCCACGTTCTCTTGCAGCGCTCCGACTTGCGAGATGTCCCAAAACAGGCGCGTCTGCTCATTAAGGATCGCGTTCTGGTCTTCAAACGCAGGCAACAGATTGACTGTGAAAAAGCTGCGCCAGCCCTTTAGCTTGCTGCTCATCGTCGTCTGCCAGAACTGCGACCAAGCCTCCTTCAGATTGCTGTACGTCGCGCGCATGAGGCCGAAATAGGCGTAAACGATCAGGGGCGGGACCCCGAAGGCCATTGTGATCCGGCTCTCGTCGAAGCCGCGCAGCGTCTGGCTGTCCAGTTCGTTCAGATTCGCGCCGATCTTCTGGTAATCCGCGTTCTCGTCGAGCACGGCCGTGCCATTCGCCCCGCCGCCCGCGAGACTGTACCGCGCGTCCCACTGGTCTTGCAGGCGGCGGCTCTCGTCCTGGTCAATCGTGCGGTTGTGGATTTTCAACAAACCGGACGGCACACCGGCGTTGCCGAAGAAGGCACGCACGTAGTCGGTTTGCGCGTTGTCACTGTCGATGGCGCGCATAGCAGATGCTAACGGCGACAATCGGCCGCCAAGCATTTTGTCATCGCGCACAAGCATTTCTTCCAGCGCAAACTTCTGCTCGTACAGACCATCCTTGTACAGATAGTGCGTCAGCTCCTTCTCGCCATTGCGCAGCGTGCGATACTGCGGCGTTACGAGCTGCGGTTGCAGCGGATGCAGCTCCACCGGCACTTTGCCGCGTGAGCGCACAATCTCGCAGTAGAACACGCCCATGACCTCGATGCTCATCTCTGCGAAGGAGATAAACATCGCTTCATCCATGTAGCTGTTCGGGCGCATGAGCAGCCGCCGGAACGGGTGGCCCATAACCTCGTTCCAGTCGCCGTCCTTGTCGCGGGCCTGCACGATCAGGCGCGGATCGGTCGCACTGTTAGCGAGAATGTCCACGCAGGCGCGCACGAGCTGGTTGTGCCGGTACGCGGCCACCAACGCGCCCGCGCCGGTATCCGGCAAATTCGCCACTTTCTGCACGCCGGTTGACGTGATACTCAATGACATCTTCTGTTCTGTCGGCGGACCGGAGCGTGCCTTGTTGCTCCCTTCTCCAAACCCGCGCCACCATCGTCTAACTGCCATAATCTTCCCCTGCCCCTAGATATATACGCCCTTCGACACGCCGCGAAGGTCAGCCCAACCCCAATATGCCGCGTCCACCAGGTCGAACGGTTTCGCCTTCGGGAAACGCTTCAATGCCTTTTCCAACGCCTCGTGTGTGCCGGTCACATGCACCACGCGCCCACGCTCGTAATCTGTCAGCATGCGCGCGTTGCGCTCCACTTTGCTGCCATGCCCTGCCCCGGCCTTTGCTGACTTGAAGCGCGGCAGCATGATATTGCCGTAAACGATACCGGCCGCATACGGCCGTACCTGCCCGACCTTCGTCTCGTCATGCGCGGCAAGCACGGCCGTGTGCCGCGCCGCGTCTTCCGGTGACAGGGCGCGCAACTGCTGATACTTGTCGTCTTTACCCGCGTCCTGTTCCAGCCCGCCCTGCTCCAATGCCACAAGCGCCGTCGAAATCTCGCGCATGCTGTTCGTGGCGTAGCGATACACCGACCGCCATGCGTCGCCGCCCTGATCCGTCTCAATGCCGACGGTCACAAAACCAAGTTCGACCGCCTTCAATACCGCCCGCCAAATGCTTTCTTCCGGCGACGTGACCTGCTCCCACGAGAAGAAGCGGTAGATCGTACCGTCGGCGGCGATGCCGTCGGCCTGAATGGCGTGACTGTCGCTGTTGTCTGTCTCCGTCACGGCCGGATCGACCCAGACGCAGCCGGTCACGATGCCCGGTACTTTGTCGTGCGTGACGTGCCGGAAGATGACGTGATCCCAGATGCCGCCGAGCGGCGCGGCGACTTCGTGCTGCGCTTCGGCCTCGAATGCGGAGATGCCCCACTCGTTGATCTGCTCCTGTACCGTGGCAAGCCCCTGCCCTTCCCACGTCGGCACGCCGCCGGTCACGACGTATCCGCCGCCGGGGCGCTCTTCATAGGTCAGGCCGCGCACGGCCGGATGTGGGCCGGACACTTCGCGGTCGTACAGGAATCCGGCCCGGCCGTCGGCGAGCTGCGCGAAAATGCTGTCCGGGTGGATCAGGTTCTGTACCATCATGACCGCCAGATCGTTGGAACCGGCCGGCAGCAGCGACGTGGTGATGATCTGTATCTTCTTCTCGATGGTCTTGGCTGTGTCGTGCTTCTCGTCGATGTCGTCGTAAATTTGTACGTCCGGCCGCGCGTCCTTCACACGCGAACCACGCCGCGCAGTGTCGAGGCCGATAGCGTCAACAGTGAAACCGCTGGCCGTGCGCAGGCGGCTGCGGCGCCAGCCGCGTGAGTTGCCATACTTGCCGATCTCCCGCTGCGACAGCAGCCGGTGATTGGCGGCTATCTCGCTGCTTTCCAGCATGTCGGCGATGTTCTCGACGTGCTTATCCGCCTGATCCTGGGTCGTGCCGATGTACCAGACGTACTTGCGTACCTTGCGTGCGCCGATAGCGACACAGGCCATTTCAGCCGAACTAGACTTTCCCCCGCCACGTGGCCAGATAGCCACGAACGGCCGTGGCCGGACACCCTCTTCTATATCCCACACCCAGCGCCAGAAATCGACGTGATGATCAGCAAAAGGCTTGGAAGCGTAGGTCGGGAACATCGACGTGACCCACTTGCGCCAATCCCGCAGCAGTTCGTGCGACCGCGCTTCCTCTTGCATGAGCAGGGCAACCCGCGCTTGCAGTTCGCCGGTGATCGCCTCTTGCAGCGCAGGCGGGGCGTTGTCGCCCCATAGTTGGCGAATGAGCGGCGCGTAGGCGGCGTCCATCAGTCGGCACCGTCCGCGTCTGTGAAGCTCTCGTCGTCGGCTCCGAGACGGCCGTCTAGTACGTTTTGTAGCTGCTGCCTGACAATGATCTCCGCAAACTGATTCAGAGCCTCGTCCGCGTCCGACGGCGTGACCCCATCCGGCAAATTGGCGCGCCAATCAAATTCGGCTTGTATCTTGCTGGCCGGTGTCTCGTCGAACTCGGTACGCTCTTCGGAAAAGATGACTTTCATGAAGCGGGTCAATTCGTCGAGCCTGGCTTCCAAGCCGACCGACTGCGGCACTTCCCCGTTCTCCAGCGCGTCTTGCGCTCTGAGCTTGATTAGCTCCGCTTGGTGAAGCTGTTCGGCGATGAGGGAGGTCAAGATCGCCTTGCCCTCATCGATCAGGCGCGCCCGCTCCCGATGCCGCTTCTCTCGCGCTTCCGCTTCCGCCGCTTCACGCATCTCAGTGTCGCGTTGGCGGTACAGCGCGATAATGTTGTTCAGCGCGCGCTTAAAGTCCCTGTTGTTGTGCCAGTCCTTTTTCTTGCTGTAGTAGGTGGATTCTCGCACCGCACCGCCTGTGCCGAGCACGGAGTTGATCGAACGGCCGTCCACAACCGCAGCGGCGACGGCGAGCAACGTCTTGTCGCGCATCGAGCGTCTGGAATTGAGGTGATCCAGCGCGTCCAGCTCTTGCTGGATTAGTTCGGCGTAGTTGCGACTACCCATAGAAAACCCTGTAAACCTTTGCGAAACGTTCGCGAGCGCACGAAACCGACCCCCGCATATGCATACCTTCGCTGATCCTGCGTTTTACTCTTTCCTTCCTGAAAACTTGCCGTGATTTTCACTAATGGTTATGCGAAGGCTGGCACGTTCTGCCCCGCAATCGCTTTCGCGCCGGGCCGATGTTTACTCTCTTTTCCGGCGGCCTTGCTGACCCACTCGCGGCGCTTCTGCATCGCCGCCACGGTCCCACTTTTTGCCAGCACTTCGGCGAATTCAGCAAGCGGCATATCTTCGGGAACGTCGCCGCTGCATACCGCCTTGTAGCGCAGCTCAGCGACGCACCACCCGCAATAATCGCCATAGACCCCGGCTGCTTTCAGCAGGCGCTTACTACTCAGCTTTGCCTCGCAGCAGGCGCAGTACTTGGCGTTGACGCCGTACCTCCCGCTGTTTCTTTGCCCCTTCAACCTGCGCTTGTTCGTTTCATCGACGCGCCACGAATGCCAGCGCGCCAACAACTGCGGGTTTTCCTGCTCCAAAATGGCAAGACCCAGGTTGTAGCGGGTGTAAATGAAATAACGCGATCCGGCGCGCAGGAATTCGCGCTCGTAATCGCTCATAAGCATCGGCGTTTCAATGAGCAGCATGACCAGATCGCGCGGCGGCGGGTACTGGTCGCACAGTTGGCGATGCTTTGTCAGCGCGCCGCAGCGTGAGCACTTGACCTTCTTCTCGCTCATGTGTTGCACGCTTCCGCTTCAGCCAGCGCCATAGCCTCGGCAATCGTGGCGGCCGTCTGATACGCGACCTCAAAGCCACCGACCTGTATGCAGCACTGGACCGGCCCGTCGTGCGCGACGATCAGGGCCACGACCGCGCCGGGCACGTCCCCATATTTGCGGGAGATGCGGGCCGCGAGTGCGTTCACTTCGTTGGCCACGATTGGCGGCTTGACCGGCTCAGATGGTTCCGATGATCTGTTCTTGACTATTCTCGGCATAGCCTACCCCCATTTCCGGCCCCAAAATGCGAAACGGCCGTCAGAGGAGGTCTGCTGACGGCCGTTTCTATGAGGGGTAAATGCGTGGATGTCGGACGCGGTGACGGTAGCACAAACGTTCTCATGATGCAATCCCTACCCGGCCTCTGCGTCGAATATGGCCGCGCTTGCGGCCCGCCATAACAGATATGCTTCCAGTTGTGCCTTGCCGCTGCTGGCTGTCTCTTGCAAGCATACGTAGCTGCTGAGCGGGGTCGCGCCAATCAACTGACAGCACCACCGCTTGTTCGCCAGACGCCACACGCGCAGGACGTAATTGGGATCGACAACCCAGACGTGTTCGCCTCTGGCCATGCGCCAGGCCGGTTCCGGCATTTCCGGCGCGAGTTGCAGCGCTCGCCGCAGCACTGCCGCGCGCCGCGGCTGATTCTCTGGATAATGCTCTTTAGCCAGTGCCGGAAGGCGCTTGGTGACGTTCGTTTTGAACTGTGCGGCGGGAATCCCTTCAATGTCCGGTAACGTTGGCATGTTCCTCTCTTTAATGCTGGCCGCGTCTGGCTGCGTTTAGTATATCATGGTTTTTCATCATTCTCTACCATTATCCATCATTTCATGCAAGCCGAAAAAAGAGAGCTACCGGCTCGGTCTGCTGGTCGTGTCGATAATCGCCAGAAACAGCAGCAGCGGCCAGACAAGCGCGGCGATAAGGCCGTAGGCCAGACAGGAACCAAGACCGTCGCCGCGTCCGGTCTTCTTCACCACAATCGCCGCGCCAAGCAATGCGCCAACGAACAGGTACATCGTGAATAGTGGGCTTTGAACAAATTCCATTGTGATACCTTACCTTTGAGTGCCTAGCACCCTGTTGCACCTGTGCACGCTTTCATGCCTGCGCCTACTCCGGCGTGTCCGCGTCCGCTTGCACGGCCGTGCGCACAATACCTTGCCCGGCTACCTCTTCGACAAGATCGGCGACGTGCGCTTCAGTGAACAACAACGTGCCGCTAACCGGCTCGTAGGCCGCGCGCCGAAACTCATTTGTCAGCCAGTGGATTGGGCCGTCCCACTTCAGCGCGCCGCCGGTACGTGTCAGTTTCCGCGCCGCCTTCACCGGCTGAAAGTACCCTTCCCGCGTGTAGGCGCGGGCGTCACCGATTGCCGCCTGTACGCCGATCTTGTCCAGTGTGATGAGCTGCTGCGCCTCGCTCACTTCGGCCGTGTAATCGACGCCCAGATCGATGTCGTCAACTTTGGCATAACGAACCACGCCAAAGAAGTCATTGGATGCCAGCAGGCCGAACGTGTGCAGCTCGCGATAGAAGTCCAGTACCAGCTTGATCGTGCGCTGGATAACCTCTTTGCGCTCTGTGCGCTTTTCTGTTTCGTCGGCGTGGTTATCGTACAGCCAGCGCGCGCACAGTTCCGGCGCGGGCAGGCGGCCTTGCGTTTGCACGTAGCCATACAGCAGCGGGATCACCGGCGCGTTTTTGTATCCGGCATTGATGTCGCGCATGTGCATGCCGGTGCGCTTGAAGGTCGGATACTTGATACCGGACTGCTGCAATTTGTAAAGCACTTCGCTGTGCTTCACGAACCAGATGTTAGTCATTCGTCGCCACCGCCATGATGAGTGTCCTGCGCACGACGCCGAGGATGCGCCGCTTTTGCATCGCTGACACAACCCCGGCGTTAAAGCGTTCGGTTGACATCGGCGCGTCGATCAGGTGCGTGATGTTCCAGCCGTTGCGCTTCAGCAGGTCGGCGTAATCCAGCAGCGTGATCGCCTCATAGTGCGCTTCATCAACCGCGGGAGTGCCCTGAAAGTCGCGCCAATCCGCGTTCAGAAACGCCATGCGCGTGCCATGTCCGGATCGTGCGCGTGCCAGCCGGAAGAAGCGGGCAAAGAAGTCCAGGTAGGCGCGCCGGTCAAGGTCGCTGATCGGCACTTCTCCGGCTCCGGCTTTGTCTGCGTACTCGCTCTGTTTCTTGCTGAAGTAAGGCGGGTCGAAGAAGATAAGGTCCGGCGGCTCGGTGTCCGCGGGCCACTGTGGAGACGCCGGATTCCAGACGTGCTTACGGATCTCCGGTCGCTCCGGCCGTGTCGCCAGATCGAAGGCATCACACGGCCGTCCGAACACCTTGCACACATCCGGCACCACGCCGCCGCCCGCCATTGGATCGAGCACTCTGTCTCCCTCGCGAGTAAAGTAGAACAGCGTGTGAGCGACTAATTGCGCGGGAATGCGGCCGGGCCAGTCGTCGCCAAAGCGTTCATCGCACTTGTCGAAGCGCCAGTCATCCCATGTGCGCAGACCCCAGCCGAGCCGCTCGAAGCGTTCTTGATCGGGTAGGCCGATCATCTCTTCAGCGAGGGAGGGGATTGTCAAATGACGAGGGGCTTGATTGCGCTCTTTCAGTTCCTTGTTCGCCTTCGGGATTGTGGTCTTTCCTAATTTGACTCGCTCAAAAATGTCAGGCGCCTCTTCGTTCAGGCGCTTGGCGTCGGAAACGTATTGCCGGTTCGTGCCGAAGTCTTGCGCAACAATGTCGCGCGCTTCACCGGTTGCACCTTCCGCAATTAATTGCGGAAGGTCTGCTTCATCGTTCCGGCGCGTACCAGCCAGCGTCACTTGCCGCTCTTTCGCCTCAGCTTCGTACAGCGGTAACATTTCAATCGCCGCGGCCGCGCGCTGGCTGCTGCTCAGATGCCGCCGGTGCAAGTTCAGCGACACCACGAACGACACCAACGACCCTTTCCCGCCCCACGTCCTGAATTGCGGCAGCGTGTCGGTGTCCAGACACGCCCTATGCCGATTACGCCCGTCGATGATACGGCCGTCTTTGTGCAGCCAGATAGCTTCCCGCAGGCCATTGGCAGCGATGTCGGCTTTCAGGTCTTCGTACTCCGCCCCTTGCATCAGCGGGAATATGTTGGCTGCCGGATGGTATTCGCGCTCCTGTTCGTTCACTCGCGCACCTCATCCCGCGCAATCTCCACTATCGCTTCACCGGCGGATGAGCTGATCGGCTGGTGCACTAACGGCCGCACCTCGCCCTTGTACGGCTGTATAGCCCGCATCACCGCGTCGCGATCTTCCCAGTAGGCGACCACGCGCAACTGCTGCGCCCACGCGGGCGGCGGCTCCATCTGCTCGAATAGCGCGTCCACGGCCGTATCCAGCAGGCACAGCAGCTTGCGTTCAGCCACGATCTGCTCGTCTTCGGGATCGACCACGATAACTGAATCGTAGGCGTCAACGCTGAACAGATCGGACGGCGCTCCGACCACTTTCGCGTTAAAGACGCACAGGCGGCGACCGATCTTCTTCTGTTGCGGTTCGGTCTTGCACAGCAGCAGGCGCGGGTCTTCGTGTTCTACCTGGAACAGTGCGCCAATGGGCAGGTCTTTGAAAATCATGTCAATCCTCCTTGCCCATTGCCGCGAACATCGCCTGTGCCAGTTCGTCCTTGTACCACTCCGGCAAGCCGCGCGTCGCGCCCTTCGCAATCTGCGGCCAGAAGTGCTTGAACAGCGCGGCCTTGATCGCGTCTTCTTCTTCACTGCGCAAATCCTGCTGCGCCTCTTTCATGAGCGGGCCGATATCACGCGGGGAGCCGTCAAGGTTTCCACTTTCGGCCAAATGCTGCGCCGCCTTGCGCCAACGCGCTTCAGTGGCGTACTGGTTCGCCAGCAGCACGATCACGTCCTTACCGCTCGGATTGCGCTGCTTCCAGTCGGTCGCGTGCTTTTCCTTGAACGCCTCAGAGACAACCTTCGCCATCGCTATCTTGCCATCCGGCGTGAACTGGTCATAGTTCTTAATAACCACACCCTCGACCAGCGCGCCGCCGAGAATCGACTCTTCTTGAAGGCACTTGTCGATCAGGTCCTGTGTCAGGTCGCTGCCCAGCCCACGCCAAAACAGCGGAACCACTTCCATGCCGATCTCTTCAAAGGCGATGTGCTTGGCCGCCTCGCGCAGGAATTCAGACGGCGCGACCTCTACGTCGAAGCCGATCAGGTAGTACTCCGGCACACGGCCGTATTTCAATGTGTTGTGTTTCGGCTTGCTGAGGAATTCAGCGCGGTAAATCCAGCCGTCCACGAGCCGGTGCTGAATCTCGCGCACGGTCGCGACCGCCTTTGCAAACATGCCCGGATCGGCAAGGTCGATTTGCACGTTCTTACTGCGACATAGCAGCTCCCCGTCGCGCGTACCGAAAGAGAACTGACTGCCGTCGATCTTTTCCTCGACCACCACCTGGCCGACAAGAAACTCGCGGCCAAGCATCTTATGCCCCAACGCCATGACCTTGGGGTAGCTGCTGATCGCGGTTCCTAGCGCGCAGCTCATTAGTTCGCTCATTACATCGACCTTTTGATCGTTCGCCATGTCAATCCTCCAACAACCCTTCACGCCGCAACGCCGCGTGCGCTTCGTCGTTAATGCGCTGATACGTTTCCAAATCCAGCAGTTCATAAGCCGCGTCCATGAACCGGCGCGGCAGGCTGCTCAGGCGAGCTTCCCTCTCCTGCTGTTTCAGGATGCCGAGCCGCGCCTGAATGAGCTGCCCCTGCCGCCCCTTGATCTTCGCCGCGTCGTTGGCGCGACGATACCAGTCGCGGTCCGCGTACTCGTGCTCCACAGCGACGCGGTTCTGTGCTTCCCTGATTTGTGACTTGATCGCGTCGATGTCGCTCTCAATGGAGATTTTGAGCAGCAGCAGCTCGCCCCTGTCCATCGCTCTGATATCGAACGTCTTCCCGCCATGTTCAATAATCATGTTGTCAATGTTGTCAACCATGTCTATCTCCTGTTTCTGCTATGACGCCGGTGCATCCGGCGTTGTTTTCGTTTTGGCTTTTGGCGCAGCCTTTCCCGGCGTTTCCGCCACGGCCGTCTCCGACCCGCCCTGTCCCTCTTCCTTCACCCGCGTCACCTTCACGTCGAGCGGTTCACTGAACGCGATCTGCTGGAAGACGGCCGTGCGCGTGACCGCATCCTTGAGCAGTTCGGCCAGCTTTAGCGGGCGTACCGGCTGCGCGGCGTCGTCGGCAATCTCCACCTGTGTCCTGAGCGTGATGTCGTATCTCATGCGGTCCCCCTTTTGAAGCCGCGCGTCACCCACGGCGCATCCCACGCGAAGTAAGGCAGTGTCGGCTCCGGGCCGCGCATGTGCCCGCCGCCATACCAGCGCAGATTGCGCTTTACCCACTCGTCAGATACGGCCGTCTTGCCGCCGTCAGGCGTGCGGTACACCGCGTTCGTAAACTCAGCATTGCGCCACTCATGCGGCGTCTGGGTCAGCACGGCCGGGGCTTCGTCAATTGGCCCTGTCGGCACGTAGCTGTTTCGGAAGATGGTCCCCATCTCACATCCGCTCCCATTCGTGACAGTCGGCGCACAGAAACATGTAACGTTCGGTTGCCCGTTCATAGACCGCGTGCAGATCCGTGACCTCGTGACAGATGTCGCACATACCCTCGACATTGGCGCCGCGCACGCTTGTCGTTGGGAACGCCTCCCACGCTTGCAGCCCCTTCGCGCTCATCCGGTACACACCTGGACCGGACTGCGTGATGTAACCGGCGGCGGCCAATGCGCCGACCAGTTTCGGGACCATCTTGCTCAGCGACGCCGTAGCCATGTACCAGTCATTGGCTACGTTGTAAATCAGCGCCCCGCCCTTGACGCGGTTCAGGGCGATCCACATCTCCAAATCGACCGGTTCCGGTTGCTGCTGCGTTCCCGCTTCCGGCCCAGCGCCGAGCGACTGCAACTGCGCCCGCCGCAACGCCCGATCCACTCTCGCCAATGGTTCATTCTTTTCAATCATCACCAATCACCTCCAAACTTCACAAACATCTATAAAACGATATGAAACTTTAGCAGGCGCAGTCATGTACGGCCGTCCCAACGCAGTCCGCGCGCTGCTTCCAGCGTGATGCTGGCCCGCGCCTTCTCGAAGCCGGGCAGCGGCCAGCGCAGCAGCAGGCTTTCGTCCGGGTGAATCCACGCGACCAGGCTCACGCCGTTCAGTTGCGAGTTCTCTTCCAGCGCCGCGAGTTGATGCGCCTCGAAATCCGACTTGCGCAGATTGCCGCTGCGTACCTTGACTTCACAAAGCACACGACGGCCGTCCGGCATGATCCCGCGCCGGTCACCACTCACCTTCACAGTGTGGCGCATCTGCACCCAGCGATTGCGGCCAGTGCCGCGCGAGGCGTAGATTACGTAGGGCGTGGCGATCTGCTCGACCATGCACACGCCCGCCTGTCGCAGCATAATCTCGGCGACCTGCTCTCCGGCCTTGCCGACGCGCTGGTTACGCGCGCCGATGCGCTTGCTGCTGCTACCGGCCACGACGCGCCACTCCGATGCGCAGTACCACCAACGCGACGGCGATGAATCCGGTCAACAGCACGGCCGTAACCGCGCCCGCTGACATGAAGGTCACGAAGAAAATGCTAAGCAGGTAGATTATCCAGCTTGGATCATCGTTCCAGATCACAAATTCCCGCTCGTGACTCACACCGTCGGCATCAACGAACCCGCAAACTGTGTGCCCTACTCGCGTCATCGTGACCAGCTTCCCTTCCTGCTCTGCGTCATATGGCAGCACCGTTCGGATAAGATAGCGCCGCTCCGCAACCGGTCTTTCGTCAAAGACCAAGAGCGGCGCTGCCACTTTGGCAGCGCGAGACACGTTATCTCGTTGCCCGGCCATGCTAGTTTCCGGCCTCTGCGAAATCGTCTTCGCTCGCAAAAGCGTAATCAAGATCGTCGTCTTCACCTTCCCCGTCATCACCGCCGCTCAGCATGTCGGCGTCGATCTCGGTTCCGGTCGCTTTCAGCAGTTCGGCGGGGTCCTTGCCGATCCGCGCGGGGGTCGTGGGCGTGGCAGGAACAGCCGCGGCGGTGGAGGCAGCGGCAGGCTTCGGTTCGTCCTCCACCGGTCCCGCCTTTGCCTTTGACTGCGCTTCCGCCTTCACCTGCCCATTCGCCTGCGGCTGCGGCTTCGCTTTCACCGTCGGATCATCCGCCGCCCACGCCATACGCGCAGCGGCCGCCGCGTCGCGCTTGTCACTACCGTCCAGAATGGCATTGCTGTAGCTGCGCAGCACAGACCAGACCCGCTCATTGTCGCCACGGCCGTACACCTCAGCGCCGAGATAGCCGCGAAAGTCGATCAGATTCTGCGGCGCGGCAAATACGCTGTTGACCACGTTCAGGCGGTGGGCATTGTAGGCCCACGTTCCGGCGTCGGTCGCGTCAAGCATCGCCGCTTCGTACTCTTCCTGCGTGAGCGGCGCAGCGCCTTTGAGCCACTCTTTCAGGATGTCGGTGACTTCTGCGCCGGGCTTCGAGAACACGCGGCCGGTCAATTCAGGGCAGCGCGTCTTCTGGACAATGCCATCGTTGTCGATGGTCATCTCGATCCACACGTCGAATTCGTACTCGGTCCCGTCGCGCTGGATGGGAGCCATGCCGACCTTGCGCGGCACTGTCTTGCCGCGCGCGTCCTGTTCCAGCACGTACTCTGTTTTGCTGCGCATGGTCACAATGACGTGCATCCCGTCAGGCCCGCCAACTGACACGATTGTGTCAACCATGTTGCGATGCACCGGCGTCACCGCACCCCAAGCCATATACGAGTTGCCCTTAATCTTCTTGGCCTCTTCATCCACCATTTCCAGCGCGCCGCCGGAACCGGCCCACGCATGTGACAGACTGTCAATGACCAGCACATCGTACCCGGCAGCCTTTGCCGCGCGCGCGGCCTCAGCGAACCGCGCCGGATGATAAGGCGGCTCCATGTGCAGCGTGTCGAAACTGAACAGGTCGGCGTACTTGCTGGCCGATCCGTGCTCTGTGTCCACCACGGCAATGCGGCCGCCCAGCCCGGCCAGTTCGGTCGCGAACCGCAGCGCGGTGTACGTCTTGCCCGCGCCGGATGGACCGGAAACCGCCATCAGCAGCTTGGCCTCTTCCTTCACCGCTTTACGAAACATATTATTCATCGCCATCGCTATTCTCCTTATGCGGCGTCTCCGGTTCCACGGGTGCGCCGTCTCTATTTACGTAGCCATTCAGTGGGCGCTCGCTTGCGCCGCACAAAGTCACCCAACGGCCGTCACTGAAAACGATCCCATTCCCCGGTCGCTTCTTCGCGGCCGCCACCTCACTCTCTCCGGCCTGTGTTGTCATCGTAGCCACCGGTGAACCGACAATGCAGCTCATAACCGAGCAGCACAAATCCGATCACGATCAGCCCCAAAACAGCCAGCGGATTGTCGATTGTAAAGCTCACTAACAGTTCCAAGAATTTCATGTGTATGCTCCTTCGTACTCGCTAAAGATAAAGCGCGCCGGTCACTATCCGGCGCGCGTCAAAACCCTGCTACTCCTTAATCCAAACCATGACCAGACCATTCCCCCACCGATCCAGGTGTGTGATCTGGCCGGTTAACTCGGCCAACTCAAACAGTACCTTGCAGGCATCGGCGGTGATGCTTACACTGTCCACCGCCAGCCGGTCGTCGTCGCTCTCGCGGTTGTAAATCGCTCGATACTCCTTGACCACTGTGTCGATGCACAGCGCCTTCAGGTTTGCAATTGTGTGATTCTTTTTGCTTGTCTTAGGTGCTCTGAACATTGCTCGTACTCCATTTGCTACGGGTTGGGCAACTACCCCCAACCGGTCAATCAACGTAATAGAAGTATAACAGCCGGTTATAATCATGTCAAGTATACAAGTCATCAACCTGCACCAACTCAGCGGATCGTCAACGACCCGGCGCGTTCGCTCTCGATGCGATGCGGAGCCAGCCGCGCCGCGAGTTCGGGATCGCTGGCACACAGGGCGTCAAGCGCCTTCGTGTCGTAGCGGGCGGAGATGCTCGGCTTCGGGATGTACGCCTTGCCAAACTCGGTAGACCATTCCATCTTGCCGGTTTCAACGATGATCTCGCTCAGCAGTTCCTTTGCCCGACCCTGCACCTGGTCAAACAGCGCGTCCGCCTGCTTGCGGATACCGGCGACGCTGCGATAGATGTCTATCGCTTCAGCGGCCGTGGCTTCGGCGCTGCCCAGCGCACCCGCTTCGGCGCGGGCCAGATACGCCGCCGCCTCAGTCAGCAGCGCGTCTAGGGTGACGCCTGTCTTTTCTGCTCTTGCCCTGCTCTCTGTCTTACTCACTGTCGTACTCCCTTGCGCTCTTTTGCGCTCTTTTCTGCTCAAAACTACCAAATCATGAAATGACAAAAACGACCTAGAAATGATATATAACCCTTGTGGACGCAGAAACACCCATTCACCGCTGCAAAATTGAAATTTCCGCTACCCTGCGCGGGCTGGCAGGCCGTGTAGGGTCATGTCACGCCGCCTAAACGTTGCGGTACGTCCGGCCGTATACAACGCCGTGGATCGTGGTGAGGTCGGCGTCGAGGTCCATGCGGTTGGCGATCTCGCGGATGGTCACGCCACTTTCGTACAGCTCACGCATCTCGCGCACTTGCTCGGCGCTGAACAGCGCGCGCGGATGCTCCGGCCCGGACGGCCGTTCGCGTTCGCTGTAGGCGATTAGATCGCGCAGCAGGAATACAACCGCCCCGCCGATGTTCCGGCCCGCCAACGAGCCGCGCACATGATACGCCTGCTTCAGCGCATCCACCGAAATGCCCAGATACTCGGCGGCTCCGGCGCTGTTGAACACCTGCCGCCGCTCGTCTTCGGTCGGCGCGGCACGGCCGTCGGCGCGCCAGGCGTCCAGCATCCGCCGCGTGAACACGAAGCCATACGGGTAGACACGGCCGTCGGCATAGACGCGCTGGCTCAGGGCTATCGGTTCCAGCGTCCCTCCCTGAACCGCATGGCGCAGCGTCGGCAAACTCACGCCCGCATAATCGGCCGCGTCTCTGGCTCCGTAAAGTTCGGACAGATCCATGAGCGCATTATGCAACACGGCCGTATGGTTTGCAAGCGGGTGGATCGCCGCCGCATGTTCGGGCTTGTCTGCTTGTGTCGTCGTCGCTGTCATTTTTAGTTCGCCTCGCCTTCAACGCAAAAGAAAAAGATAACAACTTTCTTTTGCACCTTTATTTCTTTTATTTCTTTTATCTGTAAATGTGTACGTCAGGTGTAACATCTGATCCAAACGTGTACACCACGTATAACATTTGAAATTCTAAACGTGTACGTAGGATGTAACATTCTAAACGTGTACGTAGGATGTAACATCTAGCGTTCACGTTTGCGCGTAGTCATTGTCAATTCGATCCTGTTTCAGACACCTGAAATCCAACCTATTCACGCTCGATCAACCACTGGCTGCGCGGCGCGCCGCTGCGCCAGGCCCGCATGTCGAACCGGCCTTTCTTGACGTACTTCTTCAGATAACGAATGTGCTCTTTCTGGTCCGGGGGCGTCAGGCGCAGGTGCTGCTCATAGCTCAGCAGCCGGCCGCCGCCATAGCGAACATCCAGCGGCTTGAAATCGTCATAGTAGCATTTCGCGGTACGTGGATCGTCGTCTTTCATCTCGCGCCGGAAGCTAAAAATACCTTCACGTTCCAAGTCGATGATCGCCTCTTCCAGCGATTGCCGATTCTGGATTCCTATCTTGCGCAGAAGGGTCGAGTTGTGCGGCGCTTTCTCTTTCCAGTTTTCCATGCCGTACTGGTAGGTGGTAAGCACCTCCCACAAATCAAATGCCGTGCGCCCCAGATACGGCCGCCAGAACCGAACCGCGTAATGCCCGATCTGCATAAAGGCTGCGTCTGGATCACCCTCTTCGCTGCGCGTGATGGTTATTTCGTCGTCATCCTCGATTTGGTGGCCCTTGCCGCTGCCATTCAGATGTCCGCTCTGGCTGCCATTCATACCCGCGTTCCTGCGCGCCTCTATGCTTGCGCGCAGCTCCGCGTCCGAACGGCCGTACACCGCCGGATCGTTCGGCGCGGGCGGCGGCGGTGGCTGATGCCTTGTCAGCGTCGCGTCATAAACCACCGTAGCCACCGGCGGCATGCGCAAGAGCGCCTCCTGCTCCACATCACTTCTGGTAACGATCTTGATTGTCATAGCCTCCCCCGCTACTGCGCTCAGCGTGCGCTCTATCGTGTCCCGCAGCCGGTGCATGAGCCAGTCCTGCGCCATTTCGTTGACGACAGTAATGGTAAGCTCATTGCCCCACAACTGGACGGCCGTAGATGACGCGAGCCACTGGTCGAACGTCGCCCGCGTCATCTGTAGCTTCAATTCATTAAGCGTATCCTGCCAAACGTCTTCAATGCTCTTGACCGTTGCCGTATCCATGCTACAATTCTCCTAACAATTTGCCGCTCAGGAACACGAAAACCCCAGGTTTTTCACCCGGATTTTGCGGCAATACATCACTCAAGCGAATTCGACGATCAAAAACCAGGGCAGGTAGCGGATCGTCGTTTTGCTTTGCAGGCTGTTTTACCTGCTCTCTCGCTGGATCATATCCATTTGTGCCCATCACGCAACAGGCGCCTCACCGCCGCAATCTCGCCAAATATCAGAAAACCACACAAAACCATGTGAAATGTTATAGTACATCGATTAACAGCAGCCGTCCAGATAGTGACTGTGATCTCCCTAGACCTTCACCCTCTCCGCGCCGCCTCGCTCCCCAGCCGCCTCACTCTGCCCGGCCGCTTCACCGGCCGCGGCGCTCTCGCTCTCGCTTCCATCAACCGGTGCGGGCATGATCTTGAAGCCCATGCGGATTACGCTGCTGATTACCTCGTAACCGGCCTGCTCTGCCAGTCGTGCGCGCATGTTGCTCATCGTTGCCGCCATCTTGACGCGGGCGGCTGCGAGCGTGTCCGGGTCCTTGCCGGTCACGCGGGCGATCTCTTCGTAACCGATGCGCCTGCGCGGGTTGCGCACGAAATGGGCAAAGATGACTGTCTGCATCTGGGTCAGTTCGATTGGACGGCCGTGATACGTGATCTCGTATGTCTCCATGTCCACTTGCCATCCATCGAAGGACATGCGCACGGCCGTGTCCTGAATACAACTGAGCAGCCGGTCGTGCAGCTCCGGGTCCTGTTTGGAGAGGTAGGCATCGACGTAACCGGCCGTCAGATAGTCCACGCCCGCTTTCCAGTCCGGTTCGCCGGTCACGACCAAAATCGGCAGGCCAGGCGCCATCTCTTGCGCTTCCGTCAAAAATCGCTTGTTCGTGTGCGGTTCGACAATCGCCAGGCCGAAGGGTTCCCCACCCTCGTCGCCACTCGCGGCCAGCGCCGCAAGCGCGCTCGCGGTCGTGTCCTGCGCATCGACCAGATAGCCGTGCCTAGTCAAATAATCTGCCAGCGCGCGCCGAAACCCGATCTGATTATCCAGCAATAAAATCTTCATGTTATACCCCTCTCATTCGTGTGGCGGCTTGTTTGTCCGACCAGCCGCCTGCGACCAGCGCCGGACTACCCGGCGCTTTTATCTTTGCTCGTAACACGTCTGTAGCGCCTCCGCGACCAGCGTCAGCACCTCCTTGCTCGCAACCACCAACTCGCGCAGCCGCGCCTCGGCCCGGTCATCGCACACGCCCTCTTCGACGAGATTGACCAGCTCCAGAATGATCGCTTGCTGCGCGGATGCGATCCGCACGATACCACTGCTGCCTTCCGGTCGATCTACCGGCCAACTCTGTTCGCTTGCATCTCGTAACATCAACGTCGTCCCTTTCCCTGCTGCGATCAAAAACGCAATGATGGCCGGAAGGTCGGTAACGTACCCATTAACTTCGCGTGAATTCGCGAAAGGATATGGCACATTGTAAACCTCTGCCGAACCTTTGTAAACATCCTGAACCATTAACCGATAGTTGACATGGAAATGAGCAACTGCTATGATGAGATTGCTCTTGACTGTGGGCCTCCCGGCTCACTGTCTCGTACTCAAAATCCTGGCCTAACTACCCAGGTAACAAACAAGCCACCCGCAAAGGTGGCTTGTTTTGTTTTGGTCTAAGGCCCTTCATCTTCTGCGACAGTCTCCGGCGGCCACCCATCCCCGCGCCGCACGCCGCCCCAGTTGGCGATGCTCGGCTCGTAGCTCGGATGTTGGGCAACCATCGCCGCCTCACGTACATGCTTCAGCGCGGTCTTTTTGGTGCAGTCGAACTTACCCATCAGCGCCTTCACCGCCTCGTCGTAATTGGCGATCTTGCCGCCGACGCGGAAGCCTTTGTCAAGGCGACCGGCAGCTTCGAGAAAGCGCAGCGCCGACAGGCGGGTATCGAAGTCGTGCTCGGTCATCGCTTTGGCGATTAACGCCTCCACCTCCGGCGGGTACGGCTCGACGCGCACAATCCGCTGCGCGTAAGCGGCCATAGCCTCGGCCCGCTCGCGGCGGTTTAAGTCTCGTGTCATGCGACCCTGCTCCTGATCCTTTGTTGTGTAAAGTGTCATCGTAACCTCTCTGTTAGTTATTGTAAATCATGTATACACGATCTGTCAATCAGGGACGGGATCGCGGATGTGGCTGGGTTAGGCTAGATCGCTGGGCCGTACTGCTACGACTTTGGTGGTGAACTCGGTTTCGAGCTGCTCTTTGTCAATCATGTACGCCTGCACTCCCCGATAGATGATCGCCCTTTTCGCCTCGGCCTCGCTGATCCCGAACTGCTTCGCGATCTGCCGGGTGTGCGCAGCGAATGCTTCCGGTAGGCGCACAGAATAGACGATGGTTTTCTCGGTCGTGCGCGTCGCCTGCCGCGCGACCGGCTGCTCTACCTTTTCCTTGCCGATGCGTGAGCCTGGCGCTCGGTTTGCAATGCTGCCCAATGCGTTATCAATGTCGTCACTGCTCATATCATCACCCTCTCTACTACCCTGTTGTAGGCCATTGCCGCGATCTGGGCCATGTTGTCGCTGCTCCGGCTTTCGGCGTATTCGAATACTGTCATGCCATACTCCGGTGCTTCGGCCACGCGGATCGTGCTCGGAATCGGTACTGTCACCTTGTCACGGCCGTACACCTCGATTAGTCTGCTCACCACTGCGCTGCATTGGTTGATCCGCGTGTCGAAGAAGGTCGGGACAAGCGCCTTGATCGCGATCTTGCTGCCCGCTTGCTGCGCGGCCACGATGTCGCGCGTGTGCTGCATTGCGCCATTGAGCGACAGGTAGTCGGCACGTACCGGCACGACGGCGAGATCGGCAAAGCGATAGACGGCCGTCTGAAGGAAGTCCAGCGTCGGCGGGCAATCGAGCACGATGTACTCAAAGAGCTTGCGCGTTTCGCCAAGTGCCCATTCCAGCGCGTCGTCGATCTTTCCATTCACAATCAAGGCGCGCTTCGCCTCGGTCAAGTTATCGGTAGCTGGAACAACCCACATGCCACGCCGCGCATGGCTTTCGTTGGCGGCGCGCATAAGCACGCGCCCATAGTTGGATCGGTCAAGAAAGAACTGGCTCAGGCAGCGGCCGCCGGTGTCCAGGTCGAGCGAACCGGCAACGTGCCCTTGCGGGTCAAGGTCCACCAGCAGCACGGCCGTATCACCGGTGTATCCTTCCTCGTAGCGGCGGCGGGCCAGCCCTTGCGCCAACGCAATCGCCGTCGTCGTCTTGCCGGTGCCGCCTTTTCTGTTCATTACTGCGTAGATTTTCGCCATAGGTATCTCCCTATTATGTGCATTGTCTACGCCTGTTTCTGCCGGATACAGGCGTAACTCTGTAAACGTTGTATACAATACCCTTAAAAAGAGAGTGGCGCAACGATCTAAGGAATTATGCCGCTGTTACGCCTCGACGCGGCAGCGGCCATTCTGCGCGGCCTGGGCAGGGCTAGTACACTTCCTCCACAATGCGCCGCACGATTTTCTGCACGCTCTCGCCGTAGACTGCTACCGAGGTGATTGTCGGATACCGGTCAACGCCGTTGCGCTTTTCCAGAAGAGAGATCGGCGCGCGCAGCTTCATCGCCTCATCATCGTAGCCTGTTTCGGCGCAAATGAATGAAGCAACAATCGGCTCGTCATGATAATTTCTCAGGCTAACAACGTAAAGCGTGCCGAACGCGGTCTGAACTTTTGTCATGTCCTTGTGCGCTTTTTCGGCTATCTCGTCAAGGTGCTGCTTGTACTCTTCTTCGTTCATCTTAGCTTCCTTTCGCCTCGTCGTTCATCGCCCTCGATGCCAGCAGCAGCTCATACCGAGGCTTATCCATCTTAACCCCCTCTTTCTCGTTGAGCCGGAGCCGCCGCAGATAGACCTCGTAACTGTGGTCGCTGAGAGACACGGCCGTGTGCTTGCCGCCGCTCAGGGCGTAGAACCGCCGGATGCTCAGGCCATGAATGCGGTACTCGCGCGTGACTGTCGTGCAGCCTTGACCGCTCTCGGTGACGCGAGCGATGAAGGCTTCCGGTGTGCAGAAAATGGTCATGGTCTTTTTCATTTCGTTCCTACTCCCACGGCCGCGCGCCGTCAAGGGCAGCGGCCGGCAAAACTTCAGGGAAGAAAGCGGGCGCGCCATGATAGCCAATGAAGCGCACCCACTGCGCACGCACCCCGTCAATCTCCGGATCGGGGTCCATGATCATCATCTGCCGCGCGCGCTCGTCTGCTAATTGCCACTTGTCGCCCACATGCGGCTGGTATCCGCCAATGGCCTGGAATCCGCGAAAGTACGGATCTTCCGGCGCGAGGGGAGGGGTGCCGTTTACCTCTTCGTAGAGCTGACAAATCGCCTCCCTCGTGCGCGCCCCGTCGCCATAGGCCAGCATCATCGGCTTGCCATTGTACGTGACAAGGCTCAGGCCGGTACAGTCGATGGCAAGGGAGGCTCGCGGGGAATTCGTTGTAAATGTGACGTTGGTTGCTTTTATCATTGCGTTGTCCTGTGGCGAGTGCGGGCGCGGGTTCCAGCCCGCGCCCACTAATCTTTAGAAGCTCACATGAGCGTAAGGGTCATGTGGCTGCACTTCCCCGCCGCGCAGGGCTTCATCGTAATCGCAATCGTACTCGGATAAGAGTTCGACCGCTTCGGCGTCACTCAGGCCGCAATCGGCGTAGGCCTTGAAAGCGTCCACATGCTCGCTTTTGATGTATTCGACGACATCGACATCGGTCGGATCGTCTTCAGCGACATAACCGGCGGCGACGGCCTGGGCGACCAGTTGCGGGTAATGTTTGGCGTAGGTTTCGTTCGTGTAAGTTGTCATTGCTCGTACTCCTAAACTGTTAACTACTCTTGCTCTCAACTACTCTAAGTATATCATGTATACATGATATGTCAATAACTAATTGGAATACTTCAGGGACCGGCAAGGGCAGGGGGAGCGCCTGAAAATGCCCGCTACAGCAGGCGCTTCCGGCCCGCTACGGACCGCTGCGCCTGAAGCGCATGTGAAGCGGCCTGTAGCGGCCGCTACAGAGAGCAGAAGCGCCCTTGAAGCGCTACCGCAAGCGCTACAAAAGCGGGCAAAAGCGCGGGCGGAGACGGCCGTAGCGCCTGAAATACAAAAGGCCCAACCATCACCGGTTGGGCCTTTTGCTTTCCAGAGTTAAGTTGATTGATTAACTGTGGAGATGCGATCATTAATATCATGCGGTTTGGTTGTTGACTACTGGAACGGCCGTGCTATAATTATTTTTGTTGAGGCTTACGGAATGCGGTGGTGTTTTTGTACCCGCTGAATGAAAACTTAATACTTCGTGGCAAAACAGCCACCCTTTGCTTGAGCGGGACCACCGCCGTAGGCCTCAACAACTTACGAAGTAAAGGGTGGCTGTTTTACGTTCAAGGCGGGGTGAGGCCTGACGGGGCGATGCTGGGCAAGGCCCGGCGTGGCTTGCCTGGGCAAGGATAGTAAAAATTGAGGTGACAATGGATTGAAACGATGAAAGGTTACAGCAAGTACATTAGCAGCGCCGAGTGGTATCGGAAACGAGAAGAGCGCAGGATGATGGACAAAAGCCGCTGTCGCACATGTGGCGGCACAGAGCAGCTAGAATGCCATCATGTCAGTTATGAACATTTCGGAGATGAGCCTATGGAAGACTTGATCACCCTTTGCGCGGAGTGCCACAAGGCAATCACGAACGTAATTCGCGGGCGACGTTACAGCCAGCGTCAATACAAGGTAAAGGCAATCGAGCCTGAAGGAGAGTTAAATCATGTTGAAAGAAAAAGAGTACACATTGAAATCAGTGTGCCCGATGTTGATGCACAACGGCCAAATGGCCGATCCGGCCAACGTGTTCGCAAAAGCTATGAAAGCTACCTCCGGGAAGCGAGCCAAGACTGATGCGGATTACGAAGAAATGGCACGGCTTGAGTTCTTGGGCGGCCTGTACATGGGCAAGTCAGGCCCGGTGATTCCGCCGCAAAACGTGCGCGGCATGTTGATCCGTGCGGCTCGGAAGCGCAAGGAGGGGAAGCAAGCGGAAGCGGGGGTGTTCATCCTCAATAATGCTGTACTGGAATACAATGGCCCGACAGACGCCGATGCACTTTGGGAAGAGGAATCGTTTCGTCACCGGGCCATTGTAGTGGTTGGACGCGCTAGAGTAGCACGAACACACCCCATTTTCGAGGAATGGCAGGCAAAAGTCAAGGTAACGTATGATGATGAGCTTGTGAACGAGCGCCAACTGGACGAATGGTTCGAGATCGCAGGCAGTATTATTGGCCTGGGTGACTGGCGTCCGCAGTTTGGGCGGTTCGAGGTGGTGGCGTAGTTTGTGAATCGGGTAGTCAATTTTGCTGCCCCATTTAAATTCATGGAGCGGCGCGACGCGGCTAGACTGGGATAGGCAAGGCAAGGTGCGGTGCAGTGTGGCGTGGCTTGGTGTAATGGTAGCCATTTCGGCTACCATTAAACTCATGGTCCGGTACGGTACGGCTCGGCGCGGTAAGGTTAGGTCAGGTCGGGCGCGGCTCGGCTCGGCGCGGCAGGGATATATTACAAGGCGGAGTAAGGCAAGGTGAGATATGGGAAAGAAAAAAGCCGGGCAAGACGTACCGGCCTTTTTCTTTCTCCAAGTTAATCGATGACTCAGGGGGCGAAAGTAAAAACAGAACAACCAGAGGGTGAGGGGGAAGGATGATCCAAATCGAGCACACCACCGGCACGGCCGTACGCGCAGGAACCGGTGCAGGGAAGGGGAGAGCGGCCGGAAACGGAGACGCCCCGCCCACGGCCGTCTTCTGGCTGGCCGTCTGCGCCGCGACTCAGCAGCGCGTCGGCTCGGCGGCGCGGTGGTGCGTCTGTCCCGATTGCGGCAACTGGCGCGTAGAGCTGCCGCGTGACGGCCGTTGCCAGTACTGCCGCGAACCTATTTTTTAGGCCGGTGGAGGATACGGCCGTGCTGCCGCGAGATGGTTGAATAGGTACAAACGACTGCTAAGATTGGTCTTGCATTTGAGTCTCCACCCTCCAAAGCAAAGAAGCCGCTTCAAACGAAGCGGCTTTTTTGTTTCCTGTTGGAAATCGAGACGGTGAAACTGCTACATACTTTCGGTGATCGCGCCCAGACCGCACTTACTCAAAATCAATCGTCCATTCATCGGCGGCGACGACTTCAAGCACAAGCGTGTCGCCACGGACAATAACACGGCCGTCGTATGGCTCTGTCGTGTTGACTAGTAAGTCTGGAAAAGATGGACCATATCCGAGCACCGCAAAGTGTCTCCCAGCCGCGTTGCCAACGATGTGCGCAGTATCCGGCACGCCAGCGCCGAGGATAAGCACGCGATCCCCATTCCCCGCAAACGAGCCGGGCACATCAATCACATCAGCCATTGGCAAGGGCAGAATCTCAATTGTCCAGTCTCCGGTTGCGGCAACTTCAAAGCGTGTTGTGTTCTGGCCTGCGAGGAAATCCAGCGGCCGCGTCCCGTCGTATGGTTCGGTAGTGTTGGCCAGCAGCTCAAGCGTGTTGCCCTCACTGTCGAGCGATGTGACAGCAAAGTGGCGTGAGGCAGCGTTGCCGGTGATGTGGGCGATGGTGAGGCCGGGCGGCTTTTCAACGTCAATGATGTCGTCGCCTGAACCGCTGTACATGATCGGCTCAGGCAGCGGCGTTGGCGTCAGCGTGGGCTGCGGCGTGTCTGTTGGGGCAGGGGTGTTCGTAGGGGCGGGCGTATCGGTTGGGGCGGGTGTATTCGTTGGCGCTGGCGTGTCGGTTGGCCGTGCCTTCTCGGTGGCTTTTGCGGCTGCTGTTGCTGTGCGCTCCACTTCCTCTGCGGCCTTTGCCACTGTTTCGGCCGTGGCCGCCGCCTGGCCCTCCGGCGTGCTCATTCGCACTGCGCCTATAATGGCGCTCACAACAAAGCACAGGACAAGCAACCCAACAGCACCAATGATCAAATTACGTCTCTTCACTTAACTTGTTTCCTCCTTATGTGACGGCCGTACTGTGCAACCGGCCGTCGCCTGAAATTATGACACCTGCAACGTGACGCAAGCTGCTCCAAAACAGCCCGCGCCTTATAGAACCTGCTGCCGCCTGTTGTGGCGTACAGCATTACGTTGTACGGCCACTTTGCTTGGATCGCAAGCCCTTTCAAAACTGTTCTTCACCAACCAGCCCTTGATGCCACTCTGTAAGAAATGCCATTGCTTCCTCGAACCTTGCGGCCGGGAGCTGCTTGTATGAGGTGATGCCAAACTTCCGATACAGCTCGCCATACACTGATCCGTATTGATTCGTGCCGCTGGCCTTGCTCAGAACCATTGCCACCGCTTTCACGGCTTGGCTGATCTGGCTGGCCTGGTCCTCGGTAACAAACCGATCTGAGGCGCCCAGCTGCGCTTCGATCAACTCCAAGCGACCTTCCACGTTGACGACGCGGCTTTCAATTAGGAGCTGCTGCCGTGCCAGTGTCATCACCGCTTGAGCCATTCTGTAGGCTTGGGCTGTCGGGCTGTCGCTGGCCAGCAGATCATCAAATGATGTATCGGCAGTTAGTCGCCCTTCTTGGAACGCCTCCCATAAAACGGCAGCCGCCTCTTCCTGAAACTTTTCCAGTTTCGGTCGGACTGTCTCATTGACTGCGCTTGTACGGATGCCAGTCAACCATAGCGGAACCAGATCGACGCGCAGCACGTAAGAATCTTGCAATCCCCCAGGGGTTTGTAATTTGCAAACCCCTAGCCCCGAATTGAGAACCTTGTGCCGGTTGATCCGCTGCCGCTGGCCTGTTGTGTCAATATCTAGCGCCTGGCACATATGCCGCAGACTGGCGTAGATACGGCCGTCATCAAGGCGGGCCGCCGCCAATTCGTCGCCGTAGAAATCGACTGTTTTTTGATCCAGTGTTTGCAGCTCTTTATCAGCCATCGAACAAACCTTTCTGGACTGCCCCCGATTCCTTCACTCGCTCCGCTTGCTTGAAGGTCATTCCTGCGGGCGGCATCTTTACAGCCGCGCCGTTGAGCAGCTCCCGGATCGTTAGAATCTGAATTCGCGGATAGTCTTGATTCCAGCCCGGCGAGTGATAGTACCCGGCCGAAGCCGCTTCAGTAATCATTGGCTTCGTTGGCTCTTCAAGCGTGATGTATATCCCCATAGCGGCCTTCTCGCGCTCGATGGTGCCGGCCAGGTCGCGGATGTCGCCGCTTTTGACGTGGCCGCTTTTGACCTGCACGATGATCCGTTTGGGCGCGCCGCCGGCGTCGTCGATGAAGGTGATCACGCCGTCGA